TGAAGCTCGAGCGAAAGGAAGATGCGAAGAAGCGAGGGCTGCCATCGCCTGACATTGCAGACGCTCTAGCACTGACTTATGCCATCCCTGTGTACCCATCTCGTATCGGGTTCCAGAACACTAGTATGGTCACATCAGCGGAGTATGACCCCTTCTCGTAGACTGTATTGACAAATGCTGCTATATTTGATTTGCGCGCTGTATTCTCGGAGAGTTCTATGGGCTTTATGAAACCCAAAATTAAGATACCACCGCAGCTTGCCGACCCTAAAGCGGCAGCACAAGCTGCTGCTCCACCACCGGCTCCAACGCCTGTAGATCCTGTGGTTCAGCAGGTTCGAGCTGAAGAGAAGATTAAGCGACGCGCGCAGACTGGAATATCTGGCACAAGGAAGACTGGACCTGGCGGCCCGAAGAACCCGGCTATGACTACGTTCCGCGCGCTATACGGCGAAGATGAGCAACCTAAGACAGGGACATTGTTGAAATAATGGGGGCCGTATCTTCTGTAGGCAGATCGATTGGACGCGCGTTTATCTCTGCGCCTGTCATTCCACCTTCAGCCGCTGTAGCGCTGCAGCATGGAGATGCGCGCAATGCAGCAGCTAAGATACCGAAGCCTGTTGCAACTGTTGCAAAAGAGGTAGCCGCGCCAGTTGCACGCGCCGCAACAGCGCCTGCAGCTGCTGCGATATCTGCTGCTAAAGATGTTGCTCCTGCTGTTATGGGGGCACCGCAGCAAATTAAGAAGAAAGCTAGAGCTGCGGCTGCCGGTATTACAGGCACCAGGCGCGCGCTATTAGCATCTGACGCTGAGACAACTACTAGGACTTTGTTGGGATAATGGGGCTACAAAACAGATCTCAAGCGTACAAGCAGGAATTTTTAAGAGCCGGTCTAGGCTTCATGAAGCGCGCTGCGACTGCTACCCAAGAAGGTAGATCGTACAACATGCAAGAAGACATCAACAATGAGATTATGAAAGTACGGGGTCAAAAGGCTAGAGAGACTGCTGCACTAGCTGCAGCTCCTAAGTCTACCGGCGCCGCTACTACTGGAATAAAAGGAACACGCAGAGCATTTGCCATAGCAGATGCTGAAACAACTGGAAGGACTTTGTTAGGCTAATGGGTGCAAAGAGTGGATCATCAGGAGGAGCATCCGCAGCTGCCGCTGCTGCAGCTCCACGAGTATCATCTGCCGTGCCTACTGTAGCAGGCGCCGGTGCTAGACGCGCTGCAGGGCAAGCAGCTCCAGGACTGCGCGGCGTGCGCGCTTCTGGTGCACTGTCCGAGGCTAATACAACCCGCCGTGTTTTAAGGATGTTATTAGGCTAATGGCATACATGAATTCAAAAGACGCAGGCGGCTCACTGCTTAGCGACCCGTTTGCAAAAGAAGACGAATACATGCCGAAGCTGCACCTCGAAGAGGAGCAGTTGGCTAAGTTGGGAGACGTGGGCGAAGTAGGATCTACACGAGAGATCCACTGCGTAGTCCGCGTCGCGTCGGTATCCCAAGGCCAAGATGGTAGGCGTGCGACGCTCGAAGTAGTCGAGATGGAATTTATGGAAGATGAAAAGAACGGTGCAGCAGCCGATCGCATGTACCCTACAATGAGGGCCTAATATGCCTCTGCCTAGTGTCGACAATCTCCACACCACTATTCCGCTGAAGGGCAAGAAGTCTGCTTTATATCGGCGGTACGTTAAGCTTGAGAACGATAGATCGTCGTTCCGTTCGCATTGGATGGAACTGACTGACTATTTGGCTCCGAGACGCGGACGTTATTTGATCGAAGGGCAGAATAGCAGGGGTCGCAAGCGCACCACTAAGATTATTGACAGCACGGGTACGCAAGCATTGCGGACTATGGCTGCCGGCATGATGTCGGGCATGACATCGCCAGCTAGACCCTGGCATCGACGCAAGGTACGCGACGAGTTGATGGATAGTGGCAATGTTCGTAAATGGTTAGCGGAAGTTGAGCGGATTGAACGCGCTATCTTAAACAAGTCTAACTTCTACAACGCGATCTACACGGTATACACAGAGCTTGGAGCATTTGGCACAGCTCCATTGTACAGGCAACCTTCGTATGAGCAGGTCATTAGGTTTAGGCCGTTGACTGTTGGTGAGTATGTGATCGCTGAGAATGACCAAGGCGTCGTTGATACATTAGGCCGACACTTCACTATGTCTGTGGGTCAGATCGTACAGAAGTTTGTGCATGACCCAGTTACCGGTAAAATGAACTGGAGCGGGGTCAGTAAGGCCACGCGCAAATTGTGGGACCAAAGTAACTATGACGAGCTCGTCGAAGTCCTGCACGTCATAGAGCCGCGTTTAATGGCAGATCGAGAGTACGGCAAGCGCGACGCCAAGAATATGCCATTTAAAAGCTGCTATTTTGAGTTAGCCTCTGAGAATGATGAGCTGCTGATGGAAGGCGGCTACAAGCGCTTTCCTGCCTATGTACCGCGCTGGGACGTGCTGACTGGTGACGTGTACGGTCGATGCCCAGGCATGGACACACTGGGCGACATCAAGCAGTTACAACATCAACAGAAGCGCAAGGCGCAGGCTATCGACAAGATGGTCAATCCGCCAATGGTTGCGCCTACAAGTTTGAAGGGTAAACCTTCTACCGTACTGCCAGGGCAGACCACCTATGTAGATCCTCTGCAGGGCAGTCAGGGCTTCTCACCTGCTTACCAGGTGCAGCCCAGGATCAACGAGCTCCAGATGGACATTGCAGAGGTGCAGAACCGCATACAGCGCGGGTTCTATGCAGACCTATTTGCAATGATGATTAACTCAGATAGGCGGCAAATGACT